ATAGATATGAAAACATATAACATACCATTACAATTCAATTCTCAACTTGAAGAAGATTTTTGGAAAGACCTTTTAGAAAATCAAAAATCTATCTGTAATGAAATGTATACTATCATCTTTGACAAAAAACCAATACTGGCGATGAAAGTATTTCACGATACACTTTATTCACATTTTAGAAAACTGTATCCAGAAGTATCTTCCCAATTTATTATTAAGTCAGAACAAGAAGTTCTTTCTACTTTCAAAGCTATTAAATCTAATAAACACAAGTTAGATTCTGCTCCTGAAAAGAAAAATTTATCTTTAAGATTAGACAAAAGACTCTATTCAAAATTTACTAAAGATTCAATCTTTCTTATCTCCCCAATTAAGAACAAAAGAACCGAAGTAAAACTCAATCTGTATCCAAAAGTAGAAGAGTTATTTTCTCTATACAAAACTTTTGACCCACTTATTTTTTACAGAAACGGCAAATTCTATCTTTCAGTTAGTTTCGATATTCCAGAACCACCACTAAAAAACCAAGAAGCGTTAGGAGTAGATTTAGGAGTACGAAGGCTCTTTGTTACATCTGATGGAATTGCTCTTTCTGGAAAAGAATACCAAAAACACAAAAGAAGAATCAGATACAATAAATGTTGTCTACAATCTAAAAAGACGCAAACTGCAAAAAAACACTTGAAAAAACTTTCTAAAAAAGAAACTAATTTTTCCAAAAACTACATTCATCATGTAGCCAATGAAATACTCAAAACGGATAAATCAATTATCATATTTGAAGATTTAACTAAAATAAAACAAAATACTAGTAAGAGAGAAAATGGAACTAAAAGAAAATCACATAATAGAAATCTTGGTCAAATTCCATTTTTCTTACTAAAACAAATAACAACTTACAAGGCACTACATATTGGAAAATCTGTAGTAACAGTTAACCCAAGTTTCACTTCTCAAATTAATTCCCAAACTGGGAAGAAAGAAGGTGAAAGAAAGGGATGTAGGTTTTATGTTGAAGATTCTGTTTACGATGCTGATTGGAACGCTTCCATCAATATCAGAAACAAGTATCTGAAACTTCTTATTTTGTCCAAAGTTCCCATTGATGGAAAATTGGACTTCTTAGGCAGGTTGCTTTCAACCAACCAATCGGTGGGAGAGAAATTTCCTATCAATCCCAACCCCTCGTGGGTTGGGTAGTTGAATTAAATTTCCTTTGGATAAAAGCAAAATGCTAAAATCTTTTCCTCTTTCTCTTGTTTTGGCTCGCCATTTTCTTCTATAACATAAGTAAAATCATCAAATTCATTAAGTGTTGTGGTTGCGTTCCCTATTACCATATCATTTTCGTCCACTTCAAAAAAGAATACTTTCATATCATCTGGAAATACATTTAAGAAATTCTTTAAATCGACGACTTTTATAAAGTTTTTATAATTATTTTCCATTTACTTCTCCATCTATTAATTCTGAAATAGCACGTGCTATTTCTCTTATGCTATCTTGAGCTTTTTCACTATCTCTTTTCTCTATAAAATCCATAAATTGAGGATATCTCCCGGAAACTATTATTGTAGTCGCTGTAGCATTTGGCAATACTGCTCTCGCCTCTTGAGAAGTAAGACCGTTCTTTTTTAATTTCATATATATCATTTCAGAAAACTTAAATGCTTTTGAAAAATATCTCATTAATATTCCGTCATTTATTATGTTCTCTCTTGCAAAATCATAACAAAATGTTATTTCATTATTAAATTTCCCTAATTTGTAATTACAATACCTCTGACTTTCTTGGGCATAAGAAAAATCTCTATGCCTAACAAGTTGGTGAGACGTTGCTCTATTTGTCAGCACTTCAAAAGTAAAGGACTTATGAATCTTTCCATATTTAAATGCTTCATCTTCTGAAATTACTTCTATAGTTCCAGAAGATATAATATTCTTATCTAAGAAAAATATAGGATATTCTTTGTATAAAGCTGTTTCAAGCATATCCAAAAACCCTTCATTAAATAGAGGGCTATTTTTTAAATTATAATTAAATAAGTCCATCCATGCTCTAACATTTCCTGAAATAACTATACAACAAGCATTAGAATCCATAGTTATAAATATTCTACTGTTGCTCTCACCTTTTACGGCTTGAAGCCATTCATAGATATAGAAAGCATCTTCTCTTTCACCATCAGAAAATTTCCATAATATTGGTATATTGCTATGTTCTAAAACAGAAAAATGCTTCCTCTCTATTTTGTCTACAATAAATTCTTCTCTAGTTTCCTCAGATGCCTTATCAATGCTTTTATAACAATTTCTTGCTGCATATTCTATTCTTTCATACAAGTCGTTAAACTTAAGCAGTTTAACATGCGGGTCTATAAATCTCAAGTATCATTCTCCTTCTGTGAAAAAAACCTACAACTCTTTAATTTTTGTTCCAATGCTTTTTCTTTCTTATCACAATATAACCCTTCTTCGGTTTTAAGATATTTACAATCTTCACATCCTATCCCGAAAGGTATATTACCAGATAAAGTGTAAAAATATGTGTTAGTTTTTTCTATTTCTTTATTTTCATCAAAAGTAAACTCTAAAACAACTTTTTCGTCATCATCTCTTCTAGAAACAAATGTAAAATCGTCGTCTATATTTGATAAAGCATTTTTTTCTATAAAATTTTCAAACTGTTTATTTAACAGAAACTTTTTATCTAACACATATTTTTTCATTTTAATATCTACTATTATAAAATACTGAAATGCCTTTGATTCTTTATAAAGAAATTTAATCTGTATCGAAACTTTTGCGTACTTCACTTTCTAAAAAATCCTTATTAAAAGTATCTCCTCCAATAGCCATATCAAAACTAGTAGATATTATATTTATGAGGTTTTGAAGAAGTGAATTCGTTTGTTTTTGATTATTAATTATTTCTTTAAAATAATTTTCTAAATTTACATCTAGCATATATTATTCCTTATTTAAAGTCAAATTTTTCAACTTGCTTAAAGAATCTATATATTTGAAGAAATCACCTTTCCTCTCCGCCAAGGCTTTATCGATAGCCTGCTCTGTCTTTTGTCTATTATCTTCTGAGGACTGAACTTCTCCAAAATCAAAACTTAATGGGCTAAGATGTTTAAAACTTCCACTTTTCAAACGTCTAATAAAATTATCCAGATATTCATTAAAAAATCCTCTGCCTAACTCTAACTCCATTATCGTTTTTAAAGCATCAATAGATGCTTGCTTCTCACCGGAATCATTTTCTAATTGGTTGTTTTGATTTTGTGGGTGCTCTACTTGCTGTTCGTCTTGCGAAAAGATTCCTTTGTTGTATAAATCTAATAAATCAGACATTAATCCTCCTCTTTGTAAGCATCATACAATTTCTTCACGTCTTCTACTAATTCTTCATCGAATACCTCACCTTCTTGCTTGATATTAGTGAGCATTTTAATAATAGAAGTCACCTTTTCTTTCTTGACGCCTAAAATTTCTGCGAGTTCCCCTTTAAGTCCTTTAATACTATTGTTAATACTTTCTTTGGACACCATCAAATCTTCAAACGCTTCCATCTTTGTTCTGAATTCATCAATATCAATATTGTTTAAGTCAATCATTTTTTTCTCCTGTAATTTATAATACATTTTTTTAAATTTTTAGTCAACAAGAATTACGATTCAAATTCTTCTTGCTCTTCTACAACTAAATCGGTTAATTTAAATCTTTCCGTAAGTCTTTCTCCCATATGGTAATAATAACAAAATACAATACCTTGATTAGAAAAACCTTCTACTTTCATTTTGAAATTTGGGTCTTTTTTTAAAGAAACAACACAGCCAGCATATAATTTCAACCCCATATTTACTCTTTATCTCCTTTGAGAATTTCTATTGTTGTTTTCATTTCATCATTAAGAATGTTCTGAAACTCCTTACATTTGTAAGGTTTATTTTTAAGTGCTCTTTTCATAGGATTCAAAATAATTTTTCCATGTGTAGTAGTGAACTCTTTTGCCTCTCCAATTCTTCTTGCCAACAATCTACTTTCTCTTGCCATTTTATTACTTGGCAAATTATAATCTGAACTCATAGCCCTCCTTTAATGCTTTCAAGCAAATTATCTATATCTATTTCTTCAAAATCAGAATCACTCGTCTGGTTTCGAACTTCTTTCTCTCCGTTTAAAGCATCATATATTTCTGAAACTGTATTCCACCAAAATTGTATATGATTTACCAGTCCTCTATTATACATAAATATTTCTATCTCTTTCGGGTCGAATTCATTCCATTCTTTTTCGTTATATTGCTTTATAACGTTTTTGTGAATATCATTTGGAAATTTTCTCAAATCAACAATTTTTAAAAGGTTTTCGTATTCTTCCTCTTTCCCTTTAATTTTTGTAGCAAAAACTTCTTCATTTAACATCATTTTTTCAAAAGTTTTTTTCCCTAATCTTGGAATACCGGATATTCCATCACTAGGGTCCCCAACAATAGCCTTAAACTCAATTATATTAGGCTTAGGATATACTATTTCTCTTTTAATAGGGTTATATATATTAATCTTTTCATTAAAATTATGCAGTTGAGTTAAATCACCATCACCAGAAACTACTAATACATCTTCACCAAGTTCTGCAAAATAAGTAGATAAAGCATAAATCGAATCATCTGCTTCTGCTCCATCTACTGATATAACCTTTGTTGGGTAGAGACTTAATAATCTTTCAATATTTTGAAATTCTTTTTTCAACATAATATAAGAGTCTTCTGTTTTACTTTCGTCTCTATTTCTTTTATACTGAGGATATAAACTTCTCCTCCAATCTAATGAACCTCTACCTTCTGAACAAATAATAATTTGCCCATAATCTTTTGCTAATTCATTAATTTTGTTTATAAAAAGATGATAAAAAAAACCTATATCCTTTTCTGTAAACTCCCCTTTCTCTTTAATCACATTTGACTTAGCAACACTAAAACTGATAAATACTAAATTCATCATATCTACTAGAACCTTCAATTCGTATTCCTCACTTATTTTTAATTATATAATTTTTTTAAAATTTTGTCAATAAAAAACTGGCTTCAAGCCAGTTCAATCCAAGAAATCATCACCAGATATTTTTTTAAGCACTTCATAAACATTTCTATGTCTTTTCATAAAAATTGCTTTCCTTATTTCCAAATCTTCAACATATCTATCTCTCATGTATTTCTTAGAAAAATAAAAAATAGGCTGATAAAACATATTCCTTTCTATTTTCATCATATTATTTCTATCTTTTACAAAATTTTCTATTTTATTTTCTTTTATATTTTCTTTTTTACACCAAGAATTTATTTCTCTAATTGTATAAGATATTTTATCTCTTGCTTCTATTTCTATTTGTGTTTTTTTTAAATCTACAAAATCTCTATAAATCTCTTTTCCTCTTTTCCCATTAAGAAGATAAGGAAATATTATAGTATCTCCAAAATCTTGTTTAAAAAAATAAACCATAAACCCGGCAGCATCTTCCTCACTAATAAAAGTGGACGCTTTTACGAATTGCGTCCACCATTTACTTTCTTTAACTTTTCTGATATTGTAAGGAGATTTCCCATATTTCTTCCTAAAATTCTTCGAAAATTCTAAAGATATAGAAAAAGCTAAATCCATGTTTCTCCTTTATACTATTGTATTTTGAACAACTTGGTTTTGATTAATTCCCTTATTTGCAGCTAGTTGAGTGGTTTTAACTCTGTCTGATTGCTGTTTTTGAGCCATTAATTGTTTATTTAAATCTTCCATTCTTTTTTTATATTCAGCATCATTAATAGTCTTTTTCTTCCACATATTATTTAATTCAAGTAATTGTCTCTTTAATATATCACTGTTTAAACTAACTTGTTGAATTTTTTTTGATATGTCTTCTTGGTCGTTAAGTGCTTCTAGAATTTCTTTTAAAGTTTTCATATTATTCCCCTACAAGTTTATATTTACATAAAATCTTTAAAGAAATCATCTTCATCATCTTTTTTCTTTAATGCCTTTTCATCTTTTTGTTTAAAAATTTCAATAGATGGTTCTACACTTTTAATTAATTCATCCTTCATTGGAGGCTTTTCGTCTTCAAATATCTTAACAGTTTCTTCATTAAAATATACAGGCTCAATTACTTTTTTTGGTTGTTCTTTTTCAAAAATTTCATCTGGTGCCAATAAAACTTTCTGTCCGTTTGCGTAAGCGCATAAATATTTACCATTTTTATAAGAAATAACTATTAAATTAAAACCATTTTTATCTTTATAGGGTTTTAGTAATTCTATCATCCGTATGCTTTCCTTATTGGCACCACAAATTTGTTAATAGTATTTTCGTCGTTTACAAATTTATTAAGTCCAAACATTATCTGTTGTTTATCATTTCTATATAAGAACATTAAGCAAACAGACTTATCTATAATTTTATTGTTAATAAATTTCCAAAAACTCGCAAAAACTGGTATACTGGCACTATTTCCAGCCATATCTTCTATGTCAACAAAAGCCATTTCATTTCCATTTTTATCGTTTATAATTCTCATTTTATTGATAAAAACTGGAACCCTCCAAGATACTCCTACTTGATTTAAAGAATTAAAAGTAGATTTTAGCAAACCTCTTTTTTCGCCCTCAGCAAATGTTTCTATTTCTTTCTCGCTAAAAGGAGATATAAAATAATTAAATCCAATAGTTTCTTGTTCTAATTCTTTTAAAAATTCCGTAGTGACTGGAACAAAATCTATATTCTTCCAATCTTCTTTTTTTCTTAACCAAGTATTTATATAATTTCTTATGCTATCATCTTGTTCTATTATTTCTTCGACAGAACATTTTTCTAATAAATGTTTAGTATGAGCACTTTTAGAAATTGCTTTCTTTTCATCCCAAAAATATGTAAAAGCATTAATCATTTGTCTTCTATTTAGTTCTGATTCTAATTTATCAAAACAACCAAACTTAACTAAAGACGAAATAGAACGCTTATTTATTTTTGAATTTTCTAAACTCTTTATTAAAAAGTCTGCAAAATCTTTGTAAGGTGCATTATTAACTATTGCTTCGGCAACTTCATCACCTATTTGCTTTAAATTTCTTAAACCAATATGAATAGTGTTTCCATCAACAAAAGTTTTTGCTTTAGATGTATTTACATCTGGTGGCGATATAGTATACCCATAACTTTTTATTTGTTTAAGTATTTCTGGAACACTTTCTCTATCTCTATCCATTGTATATTCTATAATAGCGGAATAGAAATATTTTCTAAAATAATAAGTCAAATACATGGTTATAAGTCCGTTATAAGAATAAGCAACAGCATGCGATTTGTTAAAACTATACGAAGACATCATAAGCATATCATTTGCTATTTTTCTAGCTTCTTCGTTTGTTAACCCGTTGGCTTTAGCACCTTCTTCAAACTTCGCAATCTCTTCATCCCATTTTTTTAAATCTTCTGGTTTTTTATCTGCTTTACCAAGTTTCTTCATAAGCCCACGAAGATAGTTAGTTTTTTCAAGGGTAAATCCGCCTATTTTGTTAAAGATATTCATTGCCTGTTCTTGAAATATTATAGTTCCATGAGATTCTTTTAACAATTCATTAACTTTCTGTGGATATGTAGAAGTATTGTTTTCTTTATTTTCTAGATATTGTGGTAAAAAATCTATAGTCCCTGGTCGAGCAAATGCGTTAATAGCAACTATATCTTGAAAAGATTCTGGTTTTACTTTTTTTGTGACGTTTTCTGCTGTTCCGCCACTAAATTGAAACACACCCATAGGAGTTTTCTCTAAAACGCTATAAAGATTTTTATCTGCTACATCTATATTGTAAACGAATTTCATTAAATCTTCTTTGCTTACTTCCTTTATAACTTTAATCATTAATTCCTCGTTAGACTATCTTTTTAGTTCTTCTTTTTTTAGTTTTTGTTTTATTCTCAGATTCTAATTTTTCAGCTTCTTCTACCATTTCATTATATACAACTATTAATTCCGGATTATATACATACCCATTAAATACTTTCATCCACTCAGCATCATCATCGTCATAATCAAGCATTGGGGCTTTTTCGTCTCTTTTTTTCTGCTTTCTTAATATTTCTCTAATTCTAAAATCTGAATTTTGCCATATAAAAGCCATCAAATCTCTGGACGGGTCTACTTTATTTGCTAAAATTTTTTTCCACAAATTTTCCATACAATCTTGGCTCATATCCATTCTTAATTCATCGTTATAGATGCTAAACTTTCTTAATAGAACAAAATCGGTTATTTCCTTCGCCTGTTTAAAAAAATAATTAAAATCTCCTTTAAGAAAACTATCTTTCAATAAAGTTTTATCTATGTTCATGTTAAATCTTCCTCTATGTTAAGAGATTGTAATTCGTCTTTACGCTTTTCTAAAGCCCAAACACTCTCTCTGAATCCACCCTGAGATTTATCTATGCCATCATAGATACCTAAGAAATGGGAAACTAACCCATAAATTTTCATACATTTTCCAGTCTCTAAAGCAAGAACATTAATATTAGGATTCTCAGACATACACTGTCTCTCCATAATATTTAAATGATTTTGAAGTTCTTTCATTAGAAGTTTTGTATAATCAGCAACTTGCTCGTTCGAATACATTTTTTATTCCTTACCGCTTATAGTATATAATTTTTTTAAAATTTTGTCAAAATAAAAGATGCCAGAGAAATGAACCCCTGGCATCTTTTTATCATACTTCAACATCTTTTCCATTCAAATAACTTAATGGAACTATTTTTCGGATACCATCTTCTTCTATAAGATAAATAGGTTCATCTATCAGTTCAATAGTTTCTTTAATATTATCTAATACAGTTATAGAAAGTAAATCCAATTTTATTATACCCAAAGTATCAAGAGTTGAAGATTGCCCATTTTCAGGGAAAGCAGTAACCAAACCAGAACCAGCCCTTTCTACCGGAGTATAATTGTAAATTGGTTTTGGCAGAATTATAACACCGCCTGCGTGCTTCCCCATTTGTCTTGCTTTATTGAAGAATTTAGGAGTTAAATCTAATATTTTTTTATATCTCATATAAAAATTAAACATCTGTTTATTACTGTTTCTAAGCCTTTCGATATTTTCTTCAAATGTTAAATCGTTATCTAATGCTGCTGTAAAATCATTACTCTCATTAAATGGCACTTCATAATATTTAAGTAAATCTTTTACTGCTGATTTCAGCCCAAGCATAGAAAGAGTCCCTACCGGGAAAACACACTCCTCTCCATATTTTTGTTTTAGATAGTCTATAATAATTTCTCTTCCAGAAGTTTCAAAGTCTGAATCAACATCAATACCGCCAGAATCTCCTTGATTGATTTGTATAAGTTGAAGTTTTTTAGAGATATCATAATCTTCATTTATGCCTAAAACATATGGCAATACATATCTGTTTAACGGCTTTCTCTTATTAAACTCTTCATATAAATCAACACCGTCCAAATAATAACATTCTGCTTTTATTATTTCTTTTTTAAATCTATTTAAAAAATCTTTTGAAAGATTTTCTTTTTTAGATAAATCTTTTAATTTTTTTATACAAAGATTTTTAAACTCTTGATAATTCATCTAACCTCTCTCATAAATAGCGAAACAAAACTGCCTATACTGTAATGGCATAGGCAGTTTTAATAAAAATGTTATTATTACATTTTGTCTAAAGCTGTCCTTATTTTCTTCTTAACTCTTTCAGAACTAACAAGGTATTCAGCCGATTTAGTATCAAGTTCTTTTTTAACAATTTCCTTAATTCTATTGGACAGTTCAGCAACTTTAGACTCTAATTCCTCTTCTTGAATTTCTGTTTCTATTTCAAAACTTACTCCTGCTTCAAACTTTTCATATTGTTTTGGAAACATGCTACAACTAGCCGTATTGCCTAATTTTATTTTCAAAGCACCCACCATCCTTTATTTCTTTTTCCTTTATTACAACCATTCAAATTTAAATAATTAAAATTTCCCTGTTGCAAATCTTCAAAAAATTTTTTTATATCAGCATCAAAAGCATTTGGAGATACTTGCTCTTTTTCGTAAGGTGTATTCCTCACAAGAGTCCAAAAATCCTTTGGATTTTCAAAGACTTTTTCTGTTTTCTTACCTTCTTTGTCGAAATATATAACCTTTGCCGAAAAATTAGTTTTTGATTCTTCCTTCTTTTTTTCTTTCTTAGACTCAGACATTTTATAATTCGTTAGCCTATTAATTAAATCATCTTCTAATTTCTTAGAAGCATTATCAATCTCTTCTTTCTTTTTATTGCTAACCTTAGCCATTTCAATAATTTTATTAAAAACTGCTTCTCCCAACTTGTCCTTTTGAACAATTTGTGAATTAGCTAAGGGTCCGTTTAAAACGGAAATTTCCAAATATGTTTTAACCGGAGCAACATTCATACCAGTATCATAAGATCTTACAACAACTTCCCCACTAAGTAAAGAAACATACCCTTTGTTGTCTTTAAAAAGGTCATAAGCTTTATTTGCACTAAATTCCCTAAGTTTATCAGCGTTCAATTCGTATTTAAAATTCATTTTTTTCTCCTATCTCTTTTATAATTATAAAACTTTTTATATTTTTTGTCAAGTATTTTTCTGACATTAATTTTTAAAATTCCTTAAAATAAGAATATCCAACATTTGGTGCTCTGCTATCTGATAAAAATCTTTCAAAAATTAAATCATATTTTAATGGGTCGATTGTTGTAATTCCTAAGCAAAATAAAACTAAACTTCCGAGTGCAGAACCTCTACCGCATCCAGTCATAATATTATTTTTTCTACAAAACTGAAATAAATCATATAAAATCATACTATATGAACCAAATCCTTTTCTTTTTAACACATCAAGTTCATATTCCAGTCTTTTTCTATACTCCTTCGGACAATCTTCATAGTTTTCTACACCAATATATTTAGTAAGCCCATTTTTTGAAAGTATTTCCATTTGCTCTTCGTCGTCATCAAACACTTCTGGCAATATCATTCTTTCTCTTTCTGGAATTAAAAAATTACATTTATCGGAAATAATCTGCGTGTTGTTGCACATTTCGTCTACTTGCTCGTCTGTATAGCCATATCTCCAATTTTTATTAAAAAATTTATAATCATTTATATCATGATAAAATAAAGTTTTACCTTCTAATTCAAAAGCACCCTCTTGATTTATAGTTTTTTTTGATTGTAAAGCAAGCGCTATATTTTGAACTATGTAATCTTCTTTCTCTAAATAGTGAACATCTCCTGTTATTACTTTTAAGACACCATTCTTATCTGCCCAATCGCCTATAAATTTATTTACTGTTTTCTGCCCATCCGGAAGATTTTCAAAATTTCCAACAAGTTCGTTTATTTGTAATTCAGCATACATATCATCGCCAAATTCACTACGAAACCTATCAAGAAGAGCCTCTGCTTCATCCAATCTTCCTTTCTTAATAAGATTAGCAAATGGCGAACCTAAACACGCTGTGCCAACAATAAGTCCTTCCTTATATTCAAAAACTTCTTCTATTGAAGAGTGATTATTATAATAAAAATGTCTTTCATCTGCCATCGAAATATAATGGAGTTTCATTAAATTTTTATAACCAACTTCATTTTTGACTAATAGAATAAGATGCCCATTGGGCGGTCGAACTCTTTTCCCCTTAGAATCATAACTCTCTAACTCACTATCAAAACAAACATATTGTTCAAGCCCAAATATAGGCTTTACCTTATTTTTTAAACAAGCAACTTGATGTTCATACCATCCTGTTAATTTTCCGTGGTCTGTTATGGCGATAGAAGTGTGCCCAAGTTCAGAAGCCCTCTTAGCATAATCAGCAGAAGAAGATATAGCATCTAATCTCGAACCCAAAGAAGCATGTAAATGCAAATGATTAAAACTCACTGTTTTTTATCTCCGATTTATTTTTTTATATTATAAAATATTTTTAAAATTATGTCAATTTATAGTTATATATAATAACAGATTATTATTTTGTCAAGTTAATAGAGAGGAAATTTAATATGGTAAATCTCAGAGAATATATTCTTAAAGAAGAAGAAACAAAAGAATCCAGAGGTTCTTTACAAAGAGTTAAAAAATACTTAACATTTTTAAAAAATATAGAAAATTCAGCAGAATATATAAGAGCCAAAAAACTTTTAAGTGAAAAAGACTTATTTTTTGACGATACCGGTGCTATTAGAATTACTGGGCATGCTTCAAATAAAGATTTTAGGCTAAGGGCTGGTGATGATTTAAAATTAAAAAGAGTTATAGAAAATTTCTATCCACGAGTATCCATAGGAACAACAAACTTTGAAGAACAATTACAAAGAAATATTAAAGTAATAGATGCTTTAAGTGCTGTATCTGAACTTATTGAACTCATTAATTATAAAAAAGTAAGTGGTGATGCTGGTGTGTTAAAGGATATTCAAAAAACTCTAAAAAAAATATTGCCAGAAAATGCTTATGAAAAGTTGGCAGAAAACGTAGAAGCGGTATCTAATGCTAAGAAAAATGACCCAAATTCTCCAAATGAATTTTCTATGCTAGGTGCGTTAAAAAGATATTACTCTAAAGGCGGAGAAGCAAAACTAAAAAAAGAACTATATTCTGACGGAGATAAATCTGCCACAAAATATGTAAGCAGATTCAGTGGTCTCGGTAGATACAAATCAGAAGATTCATCTGGAAAAAGCACACAAGATGATTCCGATGACGAAACTGATGATGACGAAACTGATGATGACGAAACTGAAAATAGTTATGATGACGAATCATCTGATACTTCAAAAGACTCCGGGGAAGATGTTGACTCCGATGAAAAAAACAAATCAGATAGAAAGTCTCAAAAAACAGAAAAAGAAGTTGATATAAGTAAAAAGAATTTAACAGAGCCAGAAGAACTAAAAATGAAATCTTATTTTGGCGTGTCTTTCGAAGAAGCAGAAAACGAATTCTTTACTTTAAAAAAATTATCTGATACAAATAATTTATTAACTCAATTCAAAGAATCTACCCCGAACTCAGTTTTTAGTTTTTCACTAGAAGATATAGATAAAAAAATAAACGAAATAAAAAAAGAATATGAAGAAAAAGATTGGAAGTCTGATAAAAGAAAATTAAAAACTGCTAAATATGGTGGTTCAAAAGTTGTAGGAAAAGTTTATACAAAGTTTAGAGATACAGATAAATTAAAAAAAGATTTAGAAATAGAAGAAGATTTTAAAAGTTGGAAAATAGATAGACAAACCAAAAAATTAGGAACAGATGCTAAAAAAATCGTTAATTTGAAAAGTGAAGAAATCATTTCTAATATCGACAAAATAATCCAACAAAAAAAAGAAGACACTATAAAAAAAGCCCAAAAACTTATAAGTCTGTATCAAAGTGATATAAAGAAAAATCTTGAAGTAGCAAATAAAAAAATTCAAAAATATAGAAACGTTTCCAAAGTTATTAAAAATTTTAATAAAGATGAATACATAAGAAATTTAGGTCTTAGTTTAAATTTAGTAAAAGGCGATTTAAATACGTTAATTAAGAGACTTTCTGAACTTTTATGGGATTATAGAGAAACAACATTTACAGCAATAAATAAAATTGAAGATTTAAAAAAGTCTACAAAAGAAAAATTAAGTAACGAAAAAGATTATGGAGTAAGAAAAAATATTGCTACGGAAAATTTATCTTCTAAAATAGAAAAAGAAGCGGAAAAAGAAGCGGAAAAAGAAAAAGATGAAACCGCTAAAAAATCAGCCGAAGAGTTAAAAAAAGATAGAACTGACGAAAAAAGGCAAACCGAAGGTATTAAAAAAATATTAAATAAAAAAGAAGCAGAAAAAGAAAAAGAAAAAAGAGAGAAAAAAGAAAAAGAAAAAGAAGATGCCTTAAAAAATTACGTAAGTGATTATAATAAAAAGAAATATGAAAAATCTTCAAAAGAATATTTTAATAAAGACCCAGAAACAGGATTACCGTTAGATATTGACTCTATAAATAAGCAAAATAATGCTATGTCTGAAAGAGCAAAGAAAAATTTAATGAGTGTAGGAAAAGCAACACAAGAAATTGCAAAAGCTTTAATGGGGATACAAAAAACAATAAATAAGAAAACCCCTAAAAAAGCTCAGAATGTTGTAATTGGCAATGGCTTAAACAAAAACCAAACATATTCGAAAGATTATAGTGCTACCTCCACACCAAACCAAAAAATGGCATCATTATATTTTAAGGAAGAATACTTAAAAGAAGACGAAGAAATAAAAAATCTTACTGCTCAAATATTCACTCCTTATAAAAATACTAATGATAAAATAATTATTGCTTTAAATAAAGCGACAAATTCTAGCGATAGTAAATCTATAATAAATTCTCTAAAAGAAGTTAGTTCAGTAATAAATTCTTCTGAAAGACCGAAATTAACTATACCAACATATGCTAAAAAAATGTTAAATAGCATAATATCAATATCTGATAAGCTTGAAAATCTTGGAGATAATAATGAAATAGATGGTAAAGACTATTTAATTTGCGTTAAAATTTTAAAATCTTTAAATAATTTTGTAGAAATGGCTATTATAGGGTTTAAGGAAGAAGTATTAAAGAGTAATAAAGTTTCTGATTCTATTCCAGGAAATTCTAAACCGGCTTTAACAACAAAAAAAATAAATAAAGATGAAAATTTAAACAATAAAGAATCGGAGGACGAGCCAGAAGACGAGTCAGAAGACGAGTCAGAAGACGAATCAGGAGCAGACAAAGAAGATGAACCTAAAAATCTTCTTGATTTAGCTAAGAAAAAGATAAAAGCCAGCAAATAAGCTGGCTTTTTTTACGACACCTTTGTAAATCCGTTCCCATCTATTTCTACTTTAAGAACATCTTCAAATCTTTCTTTATAATCATCTCTATGCGAAACTATAAATACAGCACCATCACTTGCTATATTATTCAATATATTTACAACTGAATTAACTCCATTCAAATCCAAATTTTGATCTATTATTTCATCTAAAACAAGCAAATTAGTTCCAGAACCAAACAATGCTCTTACCATCATATATAGTGAAAATACAACAGCCAATTCTGCTCTTGTTTTCTGCCCGGAAGATAATTCATTCCATTCAGTTGGCAACCCTCTAAATTCAATCTGTTCACTTAGATTCTTATCAAATATTATAGAAATATCATCGTCAAAAAAGAACGGCAAATACATATTAACATTTTCATTAAATAAATCTATGGAATTTTCTATAAAATATTTTTTAAACCCATTTTCTCCATTAGAAAAAACTTCATCCAAAGTTATAAAATATTTCAACTTTTCTAAGTTATCATTTTTAATAATTTCCTTAGATTCTTTTTCTTTTTTCTTTTCGGAAATTGTATCAATAATAGATTTTACATACTTCCTATCAACACCTTCATCTATTTCTTTATTTTTCCCTTCTATTTTTAATTGTATTAATTTTATTTCTGTTTTTAAACTTTCTATTTTCGAAGATATAGCATCCAAATCATCATTAAAAATATCATCAACATTTGGCAATTCTTCTAGTTTTGCTTTTAGAAAATCATATTTAGCCTTATTATCTTCATACTCTTTTTTGGATTTTTCTAACCATTTTTTATTATTTTCTAAATCAGATTCTTTTTTTGCTATATTTGAAGAAATATAACTCAGTTCAGTTCTTGTATATTTTGGAGATACTAACTCTGGAATTTTTCTTTCTATTTTGTCTATTTTAGATTTACTTACTTTTATATCTTCATCTAAAAGTATTATACTTTCTTTCAATTTATAAATATCTGTTTCCAAAATCCTTAAATTTTCTTTATGTTTATTCAATATTTCTTCATATTTTTCTTCATTTATAATGCTTCCGCATTCTGGACAAATACTAGCATGAGATTCTGTATCTTCTATTATTTTTTTTGTTTCTTTTATTTTTTTTAAAAAATTGTTAGAGGATTCAATATTATTAATTTTATTATTTTCCAAAATACTTAATTTGGCTTTTTCAGTAGTTAATAATGCATTTAATTTATCAATTATCTCTTTCGTTTTGTCGTATTTATCTATCTTCGATATTTCTTCTTCTACATCTATTTCTTTTAATTTATTAATCTCTTTTTGCAAATCATTTATTTCTATTGTATTTTTTTTGATAGAAGATAATAAATTATCTATATTAGGCAGATAACTCAGTTGTTCTTCAATAGATTTTTTCTCTTGCAAAATCTTTTGATTCTCGGTTAATTTTTCCCTTTCTTTTTTAATATCAATAGATGAATATCCTTCCAAAGATTTCTCGTTCTTTTCAAGTTGCTCTTTTAAAACAATTATTTCTTTTTCAAGATTTTGCTTTTTAACAGCCATAGAGTTATTATAACTTTTTAAACCTTCAATCATAGAAAGTATAGAACCGTTCAAAGTAGAAATATTATTTTCAATTTCTATATTAGAACTCTTTAAGTCTTTTATTTTATTTTTTGCAACTTTACTATAATTAATTATTTCTTTTAAGGAAAATACACTTTCAAAAATAGAAAGCCTTGAAGCATTCGTCTCTCTTAAAAATTTTTTATAAGTTTCGCTAGATAGAACAACAGAAGAGCACAAAGCCCTGTAATCTATTCCTACTATTTCTTCTATCTTACTTTGAGTATCAGCAACAGATTTTGGTGTTATATTAGTTCCATTTTCAAAAAGATAAACAGAATTTCCATGAACACCATGTTTTCTATATCTGGTAATAACATAATCTTTATTGTTATTTTCAAAACTTATTTCTACTTTACAATTAGATTTAGTTAGTTTATTTACAACATTGTCAGCCTTTAATTCTGTTTTCCCATATATACACCAAACCAAAGCATCAAATATAGAAGTTTTACCAGAACCGTTAGCACCAACTAATAATTTTTTACCTTTAAAACTTAAATCTATTTTAGTCGTATTACTACCAAAACTTTTAAAATTTTCAATTTCTATTTTTTTAAAGTTCATTTTCTATTTCCTGCAAAAAATCTATCATTTTTTTGTTGTCCAATTTTTCTTTCACATAATAAAAATCCTTGGTTCCTATAAAAGACAAAAGCATATCCTTCATTGGCTTATCCATTTCTACTTTTACTTCGTTTTCTTTTTGGGAATTTACTTTTTGTTGTTCATACTCTGGAATTATATCTATAACACCAGCCTTGTAAAGAACATTCCTTATCTTAGAGAAGTTTTCTATTTTCTTATCTATTACTATTTTGACAAAAGAATTTTTAACCTCTTCTGTGTCAAAGCCTTCTTCCATTAAGCTATCATAAGTAATCTTCATGTATGTCGGAGCAAGAGTATATTTTATAAACTCCTCATTACCAGTGCTAGGCTCAAACACTACAAATCCTTTTTCTTTGTCTCCTGCTTCTCCAAAACTCAATTGGTAAGGAGAACCAATATATTCTATATTATATTTTTCTTGCCTTTTATGATAATGCCCTGTAAACACTTTTTTATAGTTTGAAAAGAAAGTAGGATTAAAAGAATTTTTATCTTTTAATTCAAGACCATTATCAAAACAAAATTCATCTATCGGTAAATGAGTAAATAAATAATCTGCATCTACGGTAGGAACTTCCATTTCGTCTGTTGTATAAGGGCACATATTTATTTTAACACCATCAAATTCAAATTCCTCTGCCGATTTTATCACTATCCCAAAAGGTGAAAATGTTTCAACAATAGTATCTCCATCCATAGTGTATATATCATGATTACCTACGATAAAATATAATTCAAATTCTCTTTCTTTTAACTCTTGAAGTTTTTTGAACAAAGGAACAAATGTATCATATTTTACTTTATTAGATTTATGAAATATATCACCAAGAATAACTATTTTTTTTATTTTGTTTTTTTCAGCGTATCTGGCAAGATAATCAATGTAATCAATACAAATATTTACATAAATACCATCTTGGCAATGTAAATCTGCGGTAAGTATTAGTTTCATAGAAACTCCTTGTATAAAGTATAAAATTATTTTAATTTTTTGTAAAGTAATAAAAAAGCAAGGAAAGATAAAGAAGACAGGAGATATTATAATGGCAATTACTTTAACAATGGAAAATTTTTCATATGCTGAACCTATGAAGAAAAATAGGTTCTTAGTTCAATTTCAACAAATTACTGGAATCACTGATATTTCAGAGGGGCTAACCTTAGCATGCCATGCTTGTGGAACTCCTAAGTTAACTATTTCTCAGCAAGAACTTCATAGATTTAACGACCGTGTTTACGTTCCTGGTAAAGGTGAATTTAACGAAATAGATTTTGAGTTTTACGAATATATTAGCACGCCGAAAGGAAGTAATAACAAAGCAAGTGCCGGTAATTTGTTATGGGATTGGCAAAAGAAAGTTTATGACCCTGCAACAGGCATTTCTGGATACAAACAAGATATAACTACTGGCGTTTTAATTGTTCAGTTTGATGGTGAAGGAAATGTAGTTAGAACTTGGAACTTGTATCATGCTTGGCCAACAGGAGTTGAATTTGATGGACTTGATTCCAAATCTGATGATATTCAAAACGTAAAAGTCACACTTAGATATGACTGGGCATCGCAAACAAATTCGGCAACCAAATCAGAAAAAAAGGTAAATTTATAAAAAAAAAGAAGAAGGAGTTTTCACTCCTTCTTTTTTTTATTAGCAAATAACTTGCTTAAAAAATTCATTATTTTAAATGTAAAATAATACATTAATGATAATAAAAATCTAATAAAATTAAAAATTATATATGGTATCCATAATATAACTATAAAAACATCATAAAACATATTTTCATATTCTAATTCATCAAATGATTTTTTATATTGTTCTTCATATATCATTTTATAATAGATAAAAGAGCCTATAAAATAGCATAATAATCCCAGCCACAATGAATTTTCTCTTAAAAAATTTAACAATTATTTTTCCTACTTTTGAGAGAAATATAGCATTTGTAAAACATCATTACGAATACTTATTTCAAACTTATTATTATATAAGTCGTAATTTATTTCTATAAAATTTAATGTTTTATGCTCTTTAAAAATTAATTCTTTTGGAAAACTGCCCCTAAATTTTTTTATATAATAATCTCCATCAGATAACATATTTTTTAGTTTTCTACAAATAGAGGAGCTATCTTGGGAATCCATATTCTCTAAAACTATAATGGGAAATTTTATATTAGGTTTTATAAAATATGTTCCTATCCCTTTCTTTGTGGAAATGTTCAATGGCTTTATTGCTTGTTTTAACCACTTTTCTATATCAAAAGATAAAACTACTTCTCTTGCTTTTAATTTTTTTATAGTTATAAAATTTTCCTCTTTCAAATTATCTAATATAGTTCTTTCTAACGATTTTAAATCTACAAGCCTTTCAAACAAATAAGAATTTGAGTCAACGGGAACATTATAATAATCTATAGAAAAAGTATATAATATCTCTTTTGATAAAGTTTCTTTATTTAAAAGAGACAACATTATATTTTCTTTATCTATTTTTATTTGTTTATCATAATTTTTTAACTGCGGTTCATCTTTAAAAAATTTTCCATTATAAATATACATTAATCTTTCTCCAAAAATAAATCTTTGGCATTTTTTAAATTTTTAATAGTTATAAGATTATTTATTAATCTATATTTCTTCAATAACTTAAAATCCTTTTCTTCCATTTTAGATTGAAGACTCCTTTCGAACCTTTTTATTTCGGCATCAATTTTCTTTTCGGCCTGCTTCATTTTTTCAGATTTTTCAAAAAATATAGGATTAAAAAAATCTTCCTCTTTTATTTTCAAAATATAATCACTAAGTTTATTACTATCTTTTGGGGCCCCTGGTTTTAATTGATAAATCTTTTTTTCTTCATCCGTCAAACTCTTATTCGCTCTTTCCTTGGCCATTTTATCAAGAAGTTCTTCTTTTCTTCCGTAAATTCTTTCTTTTACTTTTGCTAATTGATTTAAATATTCTTCTGTATATTTGTTTCTTTCATTGTTTTTAATTTGCTCTGTTATTTTTTCTCTCATTAAAAACATTTCATATTCATCAGCAAAACTCTTATTAGTTATTTTTTCATTATTTATTGAAATATATTTATCGATATTTTTAATTATTCTCTCTTTTGAATCTTTTTCTAAATCAGAATCTTTAATATTATTTTCAAAATCTTCTATAGTGCTTAATATTTTTCTAAATTTATCAATATCATCTGTCTTAATGGCTTTTTCTATTTTCTTATATTTATCATAATCAAGGGGTGATTTTGCAGTATTCGTTAATCTCTTTTTTAAAACATCAAGTTCTGTGGATTTCTTTTTTAGTTTGTCCAAATCTTCTTTTGATATACTATTATCGGATTCTAGTTTATCAACAAGACTAGCCATATAGTTATCAACATCTTTTATTTTATTTTTTAAAGCTTGGAAATCTAAATCGGTAAATCTTGTACTTTTTAAATCATATTTTTCAAATACTTTTCTAAGAGCAGTTTGGTTAATATTTCCATCTGCTGTTATTTTTTCTATTTCATCTACACCTTTGGCTTTATTTCCAACTTGAAAATATTCCTTGTTCAAATCAGAATAAGTATCAGAACGCATATTTTCTATCTTATATTCTGCTCTTTTTTTTAGCCTTAAATATTCTTCTTTGGATAATCCATAAACTTCTTTGGGGTATAAAGACTTCGATTTTTCAAGATTATTTTTAATTACTTGGTAAGGTGCAAGGAAGTTTTCTCTAAATGTTTTTATCTCTTTAGAAATTTCTTTTCCATATTTTTTCTTGATATATTTTAATGCTCTTTTTTGTTCAGAAGTTAATTTATAAACAGTTCCAGTTTCCTTAGAAGTTTTTCCCCATTTAGCAGAAGAAATCTCCTTTTTGGCTTTTTTTTCTGCTGTTTTTTCGGGAGAGGCTTCACTTAATATCTCTTCTTTAAGAATATCATCTTTAAAATAAATCATGTCTAATGGAGTTTCAAAACAAAAGTAAGAAACAACGGGAGTTATAGGAACACCAAATCCTTCTGGAATATCTTCCGCTAAAATTTCCTTGTTATCTTTGTAAAGCTCTTTTACTAAAAGGTTAAATAAATCCATAACTTTCCTCTACACATTAACTTTCCAAAATCTTTACTGGGAACCCTACCTTCTCATAAATCTTCATTCTTTCTTTAGAGTGTTTCGAAGTAAATTTGTTTCCTACATCATAAAAATCATACACAATAGCCTCAGTTTTACCAATGTCTTTACGTAATGCTCTACCAAGTCGTTGAACTGCTTCTATTCTTGATTTACCGCCAGCAGCATTAATAAGAACCCTAATTGAATTAATGCTAATTCCTTCGTTAAAAATATTTGATGCTATAAGAACTTTAAGTTCTTTATTATTTAATCTTCTTATCGATTCTTTTCTTGTATCGGCATCTTCAGAACCAGAAACAAAAAAAGAGCCGTCTATTATTCTTTCTAAATTTTTTCCATGCTCTATATTTTTAACAAGGATAAGAGTTGTATCGTTATGCTTTTCGACTAACTTTTTTATTAATTCATTTCTATCCGTATTATTAACAAGACAAATTTCATTAACACTATCCCATGTTGTATTACTTGGAATATTTGGCATCATATTTTCAACGAACGAAATAGACGGGTAAACTATAACATTATGTTCAAGAAGTTCTTGGGCATTTATTTCTTCTATAATATTACCAAGATATTTTTTAACTGTCATAAAATCAACATTGTGATTTCCCTCCGGAGTAGCCGAAAAACCATAAAATGCTTTTGCTTTTGATTCTTTTAAATAATCTTGAAAAGTCTTGCTACTTGCTCTATGGCACTCATCTACTATAACAACATCAAAATCATTCGGTAATTCTTTTGCTAATCCAATTGTGCAAACATAAGAAGCATTTACATCTATTTTTCCTTTCTTATCACTTCCCCTATAAAGCACAGGAAATCCACCATTATTTAATCTTTCTGCCGTTTGTTTTCCTAAGTCTTGCTTATTAACAAGAACTAATATTTTGAGGTTGACTACTTTACAAAAAGCAAGAACGACTTCTGTATTATGAGATACTATGAAATCACCAAGCATAAACCTTCCATCACCGTCAAGAGTAAAACCAAAATATTCACCATCTTCAAGTTTCTCTATTTCAAAACCAATTTTAGTCGGGTCTTTGAGCTCGTGGCTTATTTTTTCTCTTTTTTCTGACTGCTTTCTTTTAATTTTAGTTGGAATTTTATAAACATCACCAGCAATATAAACAGAATAATAAGTTCCAATAGTGCCATTTTGTGAACTTTTTTCTACTTCAGATATAGAAGAATAAAATCCTAATGACTTAGATAGAAAAGCAACTTCATTTGCCAAATTTTTATTCTTATTTGAAAACTCAAATATACCCCTTTTAACATCCAAATAACCATCAGTATCTAATAACCCTGCTAATAAATTTAATCTATTTTCATAACTATCAATTAAATATTCTTTTGGTATATGTTTATTATTTATTAAATTAAGGTTTCTAAGTTCTTTTGTAATTTCATTTTTATTTTTTTGAATATATTTTTTTACACTTAAATTATCAAACTTTTCAGCGTATTCATATAAATATGAAATAATCTCTTCATCAATAGAAGTAATACTAGGACTGTCGCTTCTTCCATCACCAAGCCATACCCCTAAAAAATATGGTTCTAGGTTATGTTTTTTTTCTTCCCAGCACAAGACTGGTTCTTGAAATAAACTCCATACTCTTTTAAAATCTTTTGTTTGATTTAAATAATCAAGTATAGAAATATCTATAACATCATTTTTCTTTGTTGTTTTATATAAATCTCTTGAAGCTTTTAATGTTAAAACATGTGAAGAATTTACTATATGACTTCCATTTCCTTTTAAATATTTTATTCTATAAAGAATATCATTACCAGATGTTATTGACATAACTTTTCTAGGAGTTGAATCCCATCCCATAATAATATCATCAATTACAATATCTTGAACTAATTTTATACTCCCATCATACATAAGTATTTCTGTATTTTTGCCAAAACATTTGCCCGCTGATGTTGTGGCTTTTATTATGCCTCTTCTTGTTGAAAGCATTTTTCTTAATGCTCTAATTTGATGCTCTACATACGTAAAATTTGGATTAAAATTTAATCTTAATTCATCATAGGTGTATTCTTTATTCTGATAGTTTAATTTAGTTCTTTCATCTTTTACTGTTGCTTTTATTTTATTTTCTTTTATACATTTTACCACATCCAACAAAAGCCCTGGCATAAATAAAATATCTTTCTTATATAAAGAATAGAATTTTTGATTTTTTACTTTATCTTTTGAAAATCCACCTCTTGTGAAAGCACTCCTCTCATCTTTTAAAGTAAAAGAATTAACTATTATATTTTTTTCCTTTTCTGTTGGTGATTTTACTATTACTACATTATCTCTTACTATTAATTCCATAATTTCCTTCAAACAAAAAAAGCCGGATGGAATCCGGCTTATTATAAATAATAGATATTATAATCCCTCTTCTCTTATTACTGCTTTAATCATATCTTCACTATCAGCAACTAAATTGGAAAAATCATTTTCATCTTCTACAAAATCTTCACTATGCTCCGCATCTATTTTACCGCTATCAATATCATCTTCTCTTTGTTTCTTAATTTGAAGTTCTCTATTTTCTAAAATCTTTTGAATCTTTCCAATATTTTCCTCTGGATTTTCTTTTAAAAGATTAATGAAATCCTTTTTATAAAATCTCTTATCGCCCCAAAGTTCAGGGCAAGAATACCAAGTTCCACTTCCTTCAATAACCCCAAAATCCCTTAAAAGTTTAAACATACCAGAATACCTAGTTATACCAAACTGTGAATCAATCATAAATTGACTACTTCTATGTCTGGTTCCAAATCTTGATTTTCTTACAAATGCTTTCAAAGTAGAATATGTTGTTCCAAGAGAAGTATTCTTGTTTTCTTTATCATCTTTCTTATCTTTTTCTGTAATATCATCAGATTCTACGGTAGTAGAAAGTCTTAATACTAATGAAGAGTTATAATATACATTTTCTCCGCCGGCAGGAACCCACGGGTCATAAGGATTTTCAAAATTTTTGTATAACTTATTTGTGTAAATAAGCGCTACATTCGTTTTTTCTATTTCGTTATCAAACGTTCTAAAAAAAGCACCTATTTCTTGCGAACGTTTCCCCATATCATAACCACCATTTAATTCTCTTACTGATTGTAAGTTAGCGACAGAATCAAGGATTATGGCTACTTTCTTTTCTCTTAATGTTGGAGTTAAAGTAAAAGAATTCAAAAGATTTTTTACCATAAGGATTGCTCCTCTTACGTAAATATATTCTGCTGTTTCAAGTTTAGCAGGAACATCTTTATCAGCAACTTCTTCTCTTTTTCCATTTTTTTTAGAGATTCTATAAGAACCCAAAGTATGAGCCTTTAAAATTCTTATTTTATTTAAATCAACACCGGCAAATTCCATTAATTCTTGGGAATTTCCACCGCCTTCTGTGTCTATAACAATACCTAAATCTAACTTTGGGTCTCTCAAAACAGAAACTGCTATAAGTGATTTACCAGTTGAGTTAAGCCCCTCGAATCCAGTAATTCTTCCGGATGCTATACCACCTAAAATATTCTTCGAACAAATATAATTAAGAGCATAATTTCCAGTATCATACCAATATGCTACTTTTGAGCTTTTTTCTGCTGGTTTAATTACATCTTCTCCAAACATACTATCATATTCATCTATCTTCGCTTTTGCCATATTTTTCTCCTATAGATAAAAAGCCCCTTTAAAAGGGGCTTTTCTTTATACTGGAATTTGTTCATCATCAAAACCAGCCAATTCATTTATAAGTAAATCAAGTTCATCAGTATTTTCACTATCCAAATTTACTTCTTGTTTTGGAGAACTCTTTGCTAATGACTGCTGAGTGTTTTGTTGATTATTAATTCTACTCTCTGTTTGTTTACTTCCAGTAGTATTAGAAGAAATTCCTGCATAATCCCTTAACACTTTTTCAAGAGATTCTCTTGACTGAAAAGTTATGGCAGAATTATAAGATATTTTTTCTGCTTCTTGAAGAATTTTAATAATTTCTTCTTTGTTGTCAGAAATTGCAGATTTCTTGGGCATTACATAAGAAGTATCATATTTTGTCTGTTGCCCTGTTCCTGTTCTTTGAAGAACAAAATCATTTCCATCAATAGGATGAATAACTGGAGAACCATAATCACCTGATGAAATGGCTGATATAATCAACTTTTTAACAGACATTGGCAACTCATAAAATTGCACTTTTAAGTCTTTATCATCTCTTATTATAATTCTAGAAATATCTTTAGTTTTTGCTGAAATGGCTTTGGCTTCTTCAAGAGTTTCTTTGTCATTTTCCCCTGCTTTGTAAAGTTGTTTTGCCAAATTACAAATAGGACAATTTTCAGCAACATGTTCATTTCCATCTTTGTCTACAAGTGTTTGATTAAGACATTCATATGGAACCTTATTAATCCAGTGTACTTTATGTGTAAAATAAAACAATTTTTCACCATTAGATTTCATTGGAGGAAGAATTCTTATAACCGTCCTGTCTTTTGTTGGACGCCAAAATTTCCCTGTGTCAACTTCATCTAATGCTTTAAGCATACCTTCTTCATCATAGAAATCATTTAAATTAAAACTCATTTTACGTCTCCTTGCGATTTACGCTTCTATACATTTATTATAAATCTTTTTTATTTTTTTGTCAACCAACGATTAACTACTTACTAAAATAAATTAAGATTTATAATTCAATTCAAAATACCTTTTACGTTTCAATTTTAGTATATTTTTAAATTTTTGTCAATCTTCTTTTGAAGGATTAATATATTCAACCATTGCTCCCCATATCATATCTTCGTCCAAAAAAGGATTTTCTAAAATTTTATAATGTCTGGAGCCATCTTCTATAGCCTGTGGATGCAAATTTCCATCTTCATCTACATCTCTGCCTCTAATAATATCTCCAACTTCAAGATTTTTTATTGAAGTTTTTACCCAAATACCATCTTTTAAAACTTCTGTTATTCTTTCATCCATAAATTCCTTTATTCTTTTGCCTCTAAAAATTTTGATAATTTTTTAGTCATAAATCTAAAATCATTTACTTCCATATCATAAAGTTCTGAATAAGTAAAACCATGATTTACGAGATAAAACATATTAGATTTTATATTTGATAAATTATCTTGATTCAAAACGAAAAAATTCATCAGTAATTGGTATAGAACCTCCAATAACTGTATCACAGTTTGGGCAAACCAAATTCTCCATAACTTTATTGATGCCTGATTCAATAACTGAATATTTTGAAAGTTCTGCTCTGTCCATTGCTGGAATAGATTTATAAAATTCTACCCAGTCTTCTTTTGGCAGTAAATTCCCCTCATTATCAATAATTGAAACTGTTCTTATAGCAAAAATATCGGAAATTCCGGAATATTCTTTTCTTTCTTTTGAAGTTAATTTATTTTGTAAATCATCAAATTCTCTGGAATGTCTTACTCTTGGCATTGACATAATAACTGTATATTTACTTATCGGCAAATCAATTTTATAAGGCTCTTTAAAATCTTTTGGCAATTCATTAAACACTATATCAGAAATTTTAAATCCTGTGTTATATTTGTGCCCACAATTTGGACAAGTAATATCAAAATTGTAAGAATCTCCGAAACTTATTTTTCTTAGATAAAAAAGTAAATAAGTATAGTCATACATTAATAAATCCATTGCATCTATATCTGATGCAATACAATTATTGAGAACCATTATTGTAGCAACTCCATCAAGTATATATCTTGGGGTTGAAAGAATTTCTTCTTCTCTCATTGTAAGAGGATAAATTTTAATTTTTCCTTTTTTAATATCTTCATCATCTGTTCTATAAAATTTTCCACCAGATGGTAGAGGAATTATTGAAGGTTGAGTAAAATTAAATTTATTGCTTCTCCTTTCTCTCTTGAAATCTTTGGGTAATTCTTGTATAGTTTTTTCAACATTTTTTTCTAATGCTGATTTTATAATACTTGAATCAATTTCTTTTACATTTAAATTACTTATTTTTGATAAGTCAATTTTTAAATCTTTTGATTGGTTTTCATTCATATAGTTTAATATCCTTATTATATATAAGCCTTAATATTTTAAAAAAGTTAAGTAAAAATAAAAACGATGTTTAAAAAAATCTACGATTTTTTTAACGAGTTTTTAAAAAAAATATACGAGCGATAGCGAGTTATATTTTTTATCCTCATTAGGACAACTCTAAAGCATGAAGTATATTTAATCAGTTTTATCTTATAAACTGAAAAGAAATAAAGTAATATTTTTCTTTTCAATAAACAAAAGGCTTTTTTGCTAAAAAAGCAGAGTTCCTTTTAAAAAAATTTTTTTTTGGTTTCTGGTAGTCCTTTTGAAGAATTACTTGTGGGAAGCGCTTTTGTTTACACTCCAGCGCTTCCGTCCTATAACTTGAGTTTCCTTTCCTTTACTCTTTATCTTTTACTTTTTGATTTTTAGTATTATAATTTTTAATTCTTTTTTTGAACTTTTAATAACTTTTTAATTGGTAATTGTTTAGGAATTTCTGAATATGTTCTATATATGCGATGAAAGCCACTTTTTTGGGTGTCCGTTTTATCAACTTTTTTTCATACCCAAATGCACAAATAGGTAGTAAAGATAAAATGGTTAAAATATGCACTTCAATCAATAAAAAAATAGGAAAGATAACAGTATGGGAAATTTATTAGAATTATTATTAGAAGAGTTAAAAGATATACCAAGAAATTTTGATGTAGTACATCATACAAGTGTTTATGCATTACAAGGGATATTAAAATCTGGCGTTATTTTAGGAATGAATTATGACGATAAAGCAACTTCAAATGAAAATACCGTAGAGGTTGCAGTATTAAGAAGAAGTATAGACAAATATATAAAAAGTGTTGAAAAGAAAAAAAAGTTAGAACCAACTTCTGGTTTAGAAGAATTAACTACAAATGCAGAAGGCGTAAAAATATATATTTCTTCAGATAGGATAAAGGCATCATTAAGAGGTGCCAAAAAGAAACCAATTGCTGAATTTAATAAATATTTTAAAAAACAATTTGAAAAAAATTTAGAAGAAATATATAAAGAAAGAAACAAAAGATATGGATTCGAGAAAGAAGATTTTGAAGAATATGCTTTTGAATTAGCAGAAAGAGTAATAAAAGATTATAATTTAATAGCAAGTTCATCAAAAAGAGATTTTAATGTAGATTATGGAAAATATATAGAAGATTTTAAAAGAAAATTTATGTTAAGTTCTTCTCCATTTTATATAAGATTCTACATAAAACAACTTATAACATCTGCCGTAAGAATAAAATTGCCTAGCACTTTTGGCAGAGAAGGTGAAGAAAGAATTATTCTTCCAAAAACAAAAAGTAATGCAGGAATTCCGTTATCGCCTTTATATATGAAAATTAGAATAGTAAAAAAAATTCCTTTGGATAAAATTATAGAAGGAATCAGAAATAGTTCTAAGATAGGAAATGATTTTTTTGAAAATGTAGAAAAATACGATGAACTATTTGTTAAAGATGTTTTGTTTAAAGAATTTAAAAAAGATATAAAAGAAGCAATAGAAATTGTAAAAAAAGATGTAAAAAATGATGTGTCTGTTATAGATAATGGAACGCCGTCTATACACTCAAATAATAAATAAGAGGGAAAAGAAAATGTTATTAAATGAAAGTGGGATAAGATTACCTAAAAATACTAAATCAGCAAAGGTTTTAGCGCATAGTGATATGGATGGATTTATGTCTGCTCTTCTAACGGTAAATCAGTTAGAAAGGCAAGGAATTCCAAAAGATAGAATAGATGTTAAATGGGTTCAATATGGAGACTATGATTTATTAGATAAAGCAGTAAAAAAGAACAGATATCAAGCAGTGCTGTCAGTTGATTTTTCTGCATTTCCTGTTGTGGATTTAGAAGCAACATATAGCACACTTACAAGAATAACTGGTGGAGTTAAAGAAAAATTTGCAACTGATTATTCTAAGGCGAAAGGTACATATCCTTCTTTTATGAAGGCTTTTAGAGATGAATTTAATTCTAATATTACAGCAGAACAATTTAAACAATGGGTTGCTAAAAATGTATCCCCAGATGCTGATGTAATAAAAAATACAAAAAAAACTTATAATGATTTAAATAATTTTATTAAAGCACTTAACAAAACAAAAAAAGGTGAAGAAGGAAAGAATGTAAAAATCACTGATTTAGATTACGCTTCCGACCATCATGATAATACAAAAGATGATTTAACTCCTGGAAAATCTGGGAAAATAGGTAAAACAGAATTTAAATCTGATACCGAGCATTTAGCAACTGTATCAGCACAAGGATTAATGAACTGGGAAGATTTGAAAGAAATTAGCAAAGTAGATAGTGCTCAATATGATGATTTAGATAATGTTATTTCTATGTCTTCAAATTTGAAAGGTGAAGGAAGAAAAGAAAGATTAGCGGTAATGATTAATGCTCTCGTCACTTCTATTATAAAATCCAATCAATCTCTGGCAACTAAATTGGTTAAAGAAAGTGCTCCAAGTTTAATTTCTGTTTATAATAATGCTTTAAAAATTTCAAAACTTAATGATAACCAACTTAAAATATTTAGTGAGTTAAAAAAAGACGAACCAAATTTTGAATTAATAGAAAGTTTATCAAAAGGTTTTACTCCTAGCGAAAAGAGAAAAATGTTAAGAAGTGGAGAAGGGAAAGATATAAAACCAATCTCTTCAATCGAACAAATGAGAAATAAAGATTTGGCAAGTAAAGAGGCAAATGTTAGCGGAGCAACAAAAGATTTTATTCCAAATGGTGTTGTTCTTGTTCAGAAAGCAGAAAATATTAAATCAAATCCTCCGAGATATCTTGGCTCTTTGCTTTCAAAAGAAGGAAAAAGATTTCCTTTTATAGTAAAAAGATATTCAATGCTTATTCAAGTTCAAGGAAATGCCAGCCTTTCAAAGGAAGTAAGAGAAACTATTGATTTAGGAGAAATATGTAAAAAAGCAGTAGACGAAGCCGAGAAAAGATTTGGTTCATTTAGTAATAAATGGGCTTGGGATATTATCAGAAAAGAAAGTGGTGGGCATAAGACAATTTGGAATATTTCTGGTTTAACTACATTAAGTGCTGCATCATTAAGTGGTGCAGAAAGAGGTGAATTAAAATATATAAAAGATTTTAAAGATAGAGTTTCTAAACTTTCTGTGAATAAAAATAGAAAAGCAGAACTCCTTGCAAATAAAAGCGGAACTTTAAAAAATCTTGAAAAGAAAAAAGGTGAAGCCGATTTATTAAAAAAAGTATCTGATTTTTTAGTTGATTATATCGTAAAAGAACTTAATAGAAAATATGGACATTTAAAATTAGATAAGTTTAGAGATGACTACGATATCAAAGGATAAATTAGTATCAAGAGTATTTTGACAAAGGGAGCCACATGGCTCCCTTATTTTATGGAAAGATAAAACTATGAATATAATTGGTTGGATAGTAGATAGAATAAAAACAATAGGAAGTAGATTTTCATATATGGCATCCAGAGCATTTGGCACGCTATATTATGGAACTATTGTATCATTTACTTATTTAAATTTTAAGCATGACCCATCTCCAAATATATTGGTCATGTATAGTAATATGAGATATACTCATGGTATTAATTTAAATTATTTATCATATGAAGATAAGCAATGGATTGGTAGAATATTGTATATGATAAAAAAAGGAAACCAAATAATAGATGGAAGAACTTTATATCTTATGATTAAATCACAGAGACCGTCCATAGTTAGAACTGCATATAGAATTTATAAAACGCAATTTATATCAAATCCTAAAATGGTAAGTGCCGGATTTACACCAATGGAAAAATTAGAATTCCCATCAAACGATCCGTATATTCAAACTTTGAAAAAATATTTGAGTCCAACAAACCAACCCGCTTATGGGGTTAAAGTTGCTTATAGCGATACAGAATTGCAGGAAAGAGTAATCCTGGCTCAACAGTCAACACCAATAACTTCCGCAACAAGAAGTGCCACTCGGAGAATAGAATCTGCTGTGAGATGAATTTAGATAATACTAATATATATTTATAATATTATTAATGTTTATATTAGTGTCTAAATTAACAATATTATTGGTATAGTTTACATTTATACTCATTAAAGTTAAAGAAATTATAGTTGCAAGAATAAACTTTTTCATTTTATTTATCCCCACAATATAAGTAAAAGAAATAGGTTAATTTTTTTACTTTTTTAGATAATAAAAAAGCCTCCCAAAAGTGGGAGGCTAATTTATTGTGAGATTTAATGTTATGTAATGGTGATTGTGAAATACACGTTTGTAGTATATTTTCCAAAAGGGACTAGGCTGTTTTGAGGAACCTCATACTTAAATACTGCGTAATCTCTTATTACTCCTCCAATAGTTGTATTTGCGGAGTAGGTAATTCCAGAAGATACTGCGTTTGGAGCTACGATAGTATTAATAATTGCTTCAGTAGAACCAACTCTTGTAATCTTGTATCCTAAGTAATAAAGAGCACCGTCTGTTTTCTGCATTGGTGTAGCGTTAATACTTACAGTAATTGGATTAGCGTCTAAACGTCTTACAAGTACGGTAAAATATCCTTCGACATCACCGGTAGAAACCTCTTCGCCAACATCAATAGTAATTGCATTAAGAGCAGAACCAAACACTGTATCAAACGTTACAGGACCAGCAATCTCAGCAGTTTTATCTCCAGAGATAATTCTTAGTCCAGAATTAAGAGCAGATTCTGCAACTGTAGCAGAGAGGGTAAAAGAGGCGGTTTCTGTTGCTCCAAAGACAGCAGAAGTGATAAGCACAAGTGAAAGTAAAATAGTTAGTAATTTTTTCATAATTTTCCTTTAATTAAGTAGTA